CTGTCTTTTCTATCTAAGTCGCTGCTCTAGCTTTTCTAAAAGGCTGCGATGTGTATCTGATCCTCCTATCCTTAGAGGTAGGTCCGGATCAATGTGGAAAAGATTAAGCCCTAGGGCGCCGTAGAGAGAAAAATGGATTTCTTCTCTTGGAAGGCACCGTAGTACAAGGGCAATTGACTTCAGGTCGAAGTCAGTTGGACGGATGAAAAGCTCCGTCCAAAAGGGCTTGTGGGTATAAATTAATTTATTCACAAGCCTGTTGTAACTCATTAGAAATGAGTCATCAACACCCTCTTTTAACGCACACAAAGCGTTGAAGACACGCTCTGCTAGAGGAATACCTCTTGGATTGAAACCTAAGCCACCCATAAAGGATGGAACTTCCACCATAGATAAAGCAATGGCACGTTGCCTCGGTCTTAAAAGCCGAACGGCACGTAACCCGAAATTTCTGACGAAATCAATAAATGAATCATCAGAAGGATTTCGCCACTTTAATTGAGGAACAATCATGTTTGGTAATACAATCTTACCAGCGAACTCTGCCAACAAATTTGAAGACAGAGATTTGCTCTCAGAGATGGGGCAACAAAGCCTCATCATAGTGTTGCGATATTTATCATGGAGTCCGTCATCGAGAATGACTACGTCATCACCCAGCACAAAGAACTTTCCTTCGTGTTTGTTATTATTCAAACCAAAAAGAAGGAGACCGTGTGTGAGAAAGGCAGAAGGAAAGCTCGGGAATAAACCCAAAGGCTGCCCTCTGTTCCATCTCAAACCACGGCACTCTCCAAAGCGATTCTTATACAACCAGAGACCTGTACATGCATATAAAAAAGCATCTACATAGTCTGGGTCGTTAGGAAAAACTTTTTCGAGTACGATTCTTTGTAAGTCGAGAGGGAAGAAATTAGAAGCGTCTGTTAGATCGACAGAATGTACAACATGATGATCTCGAAGCCGTTCCTGTATAAATGGGAATGCCTTCGATTGATCATGTGTACAATCCCATGGCAGAATTTTCATCTGTTCATAGAGATATAATCCTAACGGTCTAATAGCAGCTTGAATTAAGCGAGAAGGATTGGCCACGGCTCTTAACTTAAGACCGGGCTCCTGGATGAAACCTATTCTTCCAACAAGTGGAGGAACATTTCTCTTCCAGTATCCCCAACCACCTTGGACATCTGCTAAAACATCATAGCATAATTTCCTAAGTGGAATCACGCTCTCTTCCTTCCTTTCATAAAGCTGGTTTAACCACTCCCACGCGATGTCAAGTGTCTCCTCACCTTCCGGTGAAGAGCTACCATCAATACGCGGTTCTCTCTTTGAAGGAGAGATTGGGAGATCCAAAATGGATGATGGTTTAGGTAATTTAGAGCAAGGAATCAAAATGTATGAAGCTCTCTCAATTGTTTCACAAATATCATGATCAATTGGGGGGTCATCAGTTTCTACACTCTTGAGGAATTTCTCCTCCTGAGCTTCAAGAAGTCGATCAGCGTAGTAAAGGGTATAAATACCCATTAATTGTACTACAGCTGAAAATTTCCTGTCAGAAAAAGATGAATACTTCTGAAGACCCTTAAGAGGACCACGGAACATTGTATTTCTACGGTTCCTGGCCACATAAGGAGCGATCATGGGTAAACCAGCCCGAGATCTAATCAAATCTGTTTTAATAGATTTGAGTCTTTTGACAGTATCTTCCACACCACACGAAGACATCCACACACCAACAAGTGTAATGAATGGCTTTGATAGATTCCTTGGTATAGCTAGAGCATCAGCATAAGATAGAGGAGACAGCATATATTTCGTGGAGCTCCCAGGACGTTGAGTCCTTGTTGCGCTACGGGCGGACCGTTTTAAAGGCTTCGCTTTCATATCT